GCAGCGCCTGGCGCTGCTTCCTCTTCAACCACTGCCTACCTTTGCCCTCGGGCAGGGCCTTCTCGCTCTCAGGTCTTCTGCGCACACAGAGCCGAACGAGAGGTGCCCCTGCTCCCTCTTCCCGCCTCCGCCGCGCCCGCCTGCTCCCCAGCCTGATCGCGAATCACGAACTCTGGTTTAGCCAGTTGAGGTAGGGCAGCCCGCCCCGGTGCGCAGGAGCGGGCCGCCACGACTACAAACCGAACGTGAAACGCGCGCCGACGCCCGCCATCTGCTCACGGGCGTTGGCCTCGGTGAAGGCGAACAGGCCCAGGTTGGCGAGGGGCCTGTAGCCGCCCTCCGCCCGCGCGTACCAGCCTGACAGCGAGGAGACTCCGGCCTGCGCCTCCAGGTAGCCCTGCCTCACCGGGACCTCGGCGAGGACACGGGAGAGCCCTTCAGCAACAGTTCCCATCGGGGCGTCATGAGGAGCGTCCGTCGCTCTCTCTTACTTCCCTGGGCGCTCCACCATCACGACAGGATGCCCAGCCACCTGCTCCTGGAACGCCAGCGGCTTCCCGTGGATGCACTCGGGCAGCGGCTCCCACGCGCGGTACTGATGGTCGAAGTGCGCGTCCAGCAGCTGCGCCCGGCAGGCGCAATCCGAGCCGTCAGCGTGGCAGAGCGGCTGCATCCTGCCGGGGCGCTGGGTCACGTGACCCGACGTGAAGAAGTTGCAGTCGGGGAACTGCTCGAGCAGGGACTCGAGGACGCGGCCAGGCTGCCCGGGCACGAGGGTGACTGAGGTGACGAGGGACATTGGGTAGAAACTCCGGTGGAAATACGGCCGAAATGGCTTCGCTTTCCACAAGTCCCTATTCCGGGTGGCCCCCTTCGAATCCTGGCCACCCCGTAGCACCCACGGCTACGGGCAAAAGCGCTCGCGCAACGTGATGTAGATGTCAACCCACACCGCATCGTGCGGGAAGCACGACGCCATGATGCGCTCCACCGCGTCAGGCTCGAATCCAGTAGCCCGAAGCGTGCGGCGGTACTTCACCTCGGCGGCCTGCTGAGTGGGGACGTTGTACGACTGCCCATACGTCTTGAACATGTGGTCGCCGCCGAGGAAGGGGATTCGCTCCCCATCTTCTCGCCTTCGCCCAGGCCAGTCCATCCCAGCCGCCGACCTCGTCGCCTCTGGCTTGTCGATGGAGGCGGGCGACCGTGTCCGAGCGCTCCTGGATGAAGCGCTCGCCGCGCGGGCGAAGTCGAAGAAGTAGGGCACGCCGACCGTCGGTATCGCCGACGGTCGTGGCATCCAGGAGCTGCGTCGAGCGCGGACCATTCAGGTGCTGCCCTCACGGTCCGTCAGGCCATCCTGCGAAGGGTCTCGGAGACACCTAGACCCTTTTGTACCCACGGGAGGCCAGCCCGGCCCTAAGCACTGCTGAGGGTCGCGACCTCAAAGGGTCTAAACAGTGCTGATACCCTTTGCCGCGACGAAGGGGACCCAACTGGCGTTTCGCAGCCTCGCATTGGCGAAAACCCCAGGGCTGGCGCGTGGTTGCCCAAGGGGACGCGAGTACCGTCAGCAGTGGTGACGGTACTCCGCGATGGACGCCGGGCTCACGCGCGCATGGCCTGGCCGGGAGCGGCGCCACGGAGTTGGTCGGTCCAGTCCAGTTGGAGTGGTGCGTTCTTGAAGACGTGCGCAAACCGGCCCCGGAAGTCCCACATGCTGTGGCACGTCTTCATGACGCCGATGACTTGCCAGAGGTGCTTCACGAGCCGGTCCTTGCCGTACTCGGCCAGCCACTGGTGGTGGTTCTTGCGGAAGCGGGGGTTGGGGTTGATTTCGCGCAGCTTGTTCCCCACGTCCTTGTCCATCGCGTCGTAGATGAAGGCCATCACGTACTTGCCCCACCGCAGTGGCCGCACCTTCGGTGCCTCGTCGAGTCCCTCCAGGCGAGCCATTTCCTCCCAGAAGTCGTCGGGGAACATCTTGCCCCACTCGCGCATGTCGCCGGAGAGGTACGCATCGAGCTTGCGCTGCATGGCATCTGCGGCACGCTCCTTCTGGTAGCCGGTCGCCTCGTCGACGGTGCCGATGACGCCAAGCTTCGCGAATGCGTCCAGAAGGTGTGCGGCGCGCTCGCCAATGTGGTGCTGCTTCTTGTGGAGGGCGCCACGAACCGCCGCTCGGACGATGGCGCTCGCAATCTCAGCCAACAGCGTCGCGTCGTAGCCGAGCACCTCTGGGCCACCGCCCTTGGGCCGGAAGCTGATGGGCGAAAATGGTCCCACCGCCAACCGCCCGGAAAGATAGGGCTTTATCCTGTTTTGGGCCACGAACCGGCTCAATCTGGTCCCACCGGTTCCGGAACTGCCGCCGCGGACCATGCCGAGCGCCTCAATCATCCCCGCCTGCGAGAAGACACGCGTCTCGTCGCTCAAGACGTGGCATCCGAGTTCGATGTCGCCAAGGCGAATGGTACCGGCGTGGGTGGCTCTGAGAGGGGGATTGGTGCAACTCGGCATGAAGGCTCCTCGAGAATGGGGGCTGAGGGGTAGCTCTGGGCCGTTGCTGCGATAAGGAACTGGCCCCGCCGGCTGCGCCTCCGGCGTACTCCCCGCATACCAGCCAGGTCTGACGCGCCAAGGAACCCGCTGGGTCGCGAAACGTGCGACGACGTCACACCCCGTTGACCGCCGCGCGGCGGATCAGAACTCGGCAGCCCGACGCGCTTGCTCTTGCTTCTTCTGGGTCGACGCCTCGCGCCAGAGGATGGCGCTGCGGTACTTCACGAGGACGTCGGCGCCAGCACCGCGCTCCTGGGACAAGACGAGCGTCACGACCGTCTCGCCAGTAGCCCAGGCCGCCCTCGCCTGAAATGGGGCGTTCAGCAGCCGGTCGCGCTCGAGGGCAGTCCGCATGTTCGCGCCTTCGTCGCGGATGGCAGCGGCAGTGCTCGTTGTGGTGGGCGGAAGCCCTGAAACGAGCTGCGCCGACTCGTTGAACCCAGCGCTGATGCTCCGCAGAGCATGCATGGTCGCCAAGTCGTCGAGAGCCGTGTCAGTGGTCCGCTCGCGTGCTGGCTTCCCGTACTTCGTCGAGAGGAGCCCCTTGATATCGGCGTAGGAGCCGCGCGCTGAGGGGAGGGATGGGAGCCACAGGGCGACATCGGAGAGCCGCCCACCAGCAAAGGAGCAGTGGACCCGCGCCTCGTAGCCACCCACCACCATGTCGGCGACCACCTTGCCGTCCTCGTGGGCTGCGGTCGGGCCTAGAGCAGCCACGACTTCCGCCGCGGTCATTCCCCATCTGGTTGTCTGGAATCCCTCGGTACTTCGCCACGCTGCGGCATCGGCGTTGAAGGCCCGGATTGCATCGCGCCGCTGAACTACCTTGTTCGGTCCGGCGGGGCAGCCGGCGACGAGGGCGAGGCAGGCGCAGAGGGCTATGAAGGGACGCATGGGTTGATCTGAGGCGCGGCAGTCCAGACAGTCAAGATGGCCACAGGGCGACTCGCCCCATGCCGGCTCCCGGGCACGCCGCGTGCTCAGGACTGGGCACAAATGTGCCCCTCCTCTCCCCATGGGCCCACTCAAAAGGCCCCGTCCATGATCTCCGCCCGCCGGAGCCGTCCCTTCGCATTCGCTCTCGTGCTCGCCCTTGGGGCATGTGGCCCCACTGAGGATGAACCCGACGAGCGCCCCCGCCCGTCCGCGCCGCGAGACGGCGGGACGTCCCTGCCGGACGGCGGAACATCCTCCAGCGACGACGCTGGCACTCTTCCTCGAGATGGAGGGGGCAGCCCGCCGCTCGACGGAGGTCCCCCGCCACGCCCCTGCACGCCAAGCTGTTCCGGCAGGCAGTGCGGCACCGACGGCTGTGGTGGAACCTGCGGCACGTGCAGCTCAGACCAAGCCTGCTCCGACGGGCGCTGCGTGTGCGTCCCTCGCTGCGACGGGCGACAGTGCGGGTCAGACGGTTGCGGTGGGAGCTGTGGCACCTGCCGCTCCGGCACCACCTGCACGGCTGGCGGGGCCTGTGTCTGCGTGCCCCAGTGCCGGGGCAAGGTGTGCGGCCCGGACGGCTGTGGCGGGACGTGCGGCACCTGCCCATCCAACTCCACTTGCTCCGCAGCGGCGGACACCTGCGGGTGCAACCCGGGCTACGTGCCCGACGCGGCCGGGGAAACCTGCGTCCGCCTCGGCGGCCCATGCCAGGGCGTCAGCGAGTACGGACACTGCGCGGGCGACACCTGGGTGCGCTGCGACGCCCAGGCCGGTGTCGTCGCGCTGCCGTGCGGCGCGGGCCAGTGCAAGACGGTGGATGCCCAGGGCACCGGGGCCTGCCGGTGCGGCAGCATCGACGCCAACGGCGTCTGCGCAACGGCGGATGGCACCAGCACCACCAGGCCCGGGACACACTTCACGTGCGCGACCAGCCTCGGAATCCTCATCGCGGAGAACTGCGCGGCGAGCACCGGCTCCTCAACAGCGCTGTGCTCCACCTTCGTGACGTCAGCCGGGCACGTGACGTCCTGCTTCTGCAGCACCTGCTCCATGCCCGCCGGCGGGCAGTGCCGTCCGCTGTGCAGCAACCCGAGCGCCTGCCAGTACTACCCCTCGGGCAACGTCCACACCTGCGGATTCTGAGTTCCGCAGCGGTGTGCCTGCCAACAATCGCGCTCACCGCCCATACGCGTCGACGACCTGAAGAGCAGCCCCCTCTCGCCGTGATGCGCCACACATTGTTAGAGGTGGGCGCAGTTCACGAGTTGAAGTAGGAAACGAAAGCATGCGGAAACTGTTCCTGTTGACCGTGCTGTTGAGTGGCTGTGCGACGCCGGCCCTGAAGCCTGTTTCCCCTGACCAAGTGCCGGACCAGCCCTCTGAGAACGTGCAAAGGGTTGCATCCCTCTCGGTGGCCGACATCCGAGCCCTGGCGAGGGTCTACGACGACGCGCGGGCTCTCCTCTTGCGACAAATGGAGGCAGGGAACGAGGAGTGTGGCGACTCGGATCGGGTGGTGGGCGTCACGGTGTGGGAACCCGACGCTTCTGGGATGCGCTACGTCGTCGTCGCGTACCGCCCGGATTTCTGCCCAGAGTCGGTGGTGCCCTCTTTCGTTCACAGAGATTTGGCTTACCTGCTGACGCCCGACGGAAAGCTACTTGGTCCGCGAGTCCGTGGCCGGTAGAGCCAGAGCGGGCCGGCAGTACCGCCGGGGCTAGCCGGTCCCGGGTATGGCCTTGAAGAGCTGGACACGGGTGTCTCGGCCGCTGTCCGGCTCTTCGCATTTCAGGCCCGTCGCCCTTGCCGCAGGAAGCCGACGCCCGCCAGTGGCCAACGCGCTCCAGGACTACGGCTCCGGCAACGTCCACGCCTGCGGATTCTGACGTCTCGCGTGTGGGACCGCTGCGCAGCCGCGCCCGGCCTTGCCCGTCCTGCGCATCCACTCCGCGGGCATGGAGAACGCCCCTTGCAATCGGAGCGGGCCTTCCACCCGGAGCTTCCATGCAACCCATCCAGTCACGAGTCCTATCGCTGCTTGGCGCAGAGCCAGCACCAGACGCCGACCCGTCGCCCAAGGCGGCGCCGCCACCACGCAGCACCACCAGAACCGGCAACGTCATCGAGGCCTTCCCGACGCGCTCGCCGACAACCACCAGGTCGTCCACGGAGAACAGCGCGGCGGTCGCGCGCACCAGCCGCGCGGCGGAGACCACTCCGGCGGAGGACCTCAAACCTGCCCCTGCGGCGGAGGAGCAGCCCTCTCCCAAGGCGGCGCAGAAGGGCTTCTTCAGCCGCATCGGGTCTGCCGTCGGCGGGGTTGTCCGGCGCGTTGCCGACGGCGTCGGCGGCCTCGTGACGGGCGTCGTGGAGGCCACCGTCGGAACGCTGCGCAACACCGTGGAGTCGGTGCGGACGGTCTTCAGCGGCCTGGGGAACATCTTCACCGGCCGGTTCCGCGAGGGCTTCACCCAACTCGGCCAGGGACTCATCAAGGGCGTGCAGACGCCGCTGGACGCCACCCTCGTCATGGGCGGGCGGGCCATCAGCGCGGTCCAGACGCTCCTGGGCATCGAGCCCGTGCGCAGAAGCCTCACCGACGACGAGGTCGCGGCGCTCCGCACGGTGTACGGGGACTCCATCGACTACTCGCGCATCAGCATCAAGGAAGGCGACGCGGGGCTCCTCACCCTGTCGAAGCGGCCGTTCACGCACGGTGACACCACCTACATCCCCTCGGGTCACCTGCCCCTCCAGCTCGACCTTCTGGTCCACGAGGTGGCGCACGTCTGGCAGCATCAGAATGGGGGCACCGACTACATGAGCGAGGCCCTTTTCGCGCAGGTCTTCGGGGACGGCTACAACGTCCTCAAGGCGCTGCGTAAGGGCAAGGCCTGGGAGGAAATGAATCCGGAGCAGCAGGCGGAGCTGCTCGAGCTGGGCTTCAAGTCGGGGCACATCGCAGACGCGTCCCTCCCACTCATCATCGACGGCGTGGACTACACCGCCCAGCTCAACGCGGCGCTCCACGAGGTTCGCGCCGGCCGGGGGGCGCCGTAGCCATGGCCCTCCACCGACGCCTTCTCTTCCTCGCGTTGCTGATAGTGGCGGCCTTCACCGGGGCCTGCGAGCCGCCGCTCCACGTGCAGCTCGCCTCCTCCGAGGAGTCCCTCCCCTCCCCCGCCTTCGTCATTCGCGAGCCCTCCCGGTCCGAGGGCGCCCCGAGGTTCGACCTCGTCCGCATCAGCCACGTGGACGGGACTCAGGTGTGGACCATCCGCGCCCGTGGCTCGTTGGGAGGGCCAGGTCCCGCACGCCTCGTGTACGGGGTGGTGCCCGACGGCTTCGAGGAGGTGCAACCCGCCCTGCCGCTGGAGGCGGGCCGCACCTACGCCGTCTCCGTGTCAGGCGAGGGACGTGGCGGGATCCACTTCCGCATCCGAGAGGACGGTAGCCTCACGGCGGCGCCGTAAGCCCCTTCGCGTGCGACTTCTGAGGCGAGGTGGAAATCAAGCAGCGCGCAGCGTTGTGCAGCAACAATGTGATGTACCGCGAAGGAGGACGCCTCGTGCCCTTTGCTGAGTACCAGGGCCGCGGCTACTTCGCGGTGAAGGCTGGCTCGACGAACTGCAAGGCGTTTCCCCATACCCGCCTCACGCAGAAGGGAGCTGCTGGGCTGCCCAGCACCCACGCAGGCGAAGCCAACGGCCCCATCCGAAGCGACCACTGTCCGCCGAACCGCTGTAGTCTTGCTGCCTCCCTGGGAGGCGTCATGAATCGGATGGCGGTGGTCGCGATTGCAGTTGCTGTCCTCCTTGCCGGGGCGGCAGTGGCCGTTGTTGTGCTTCGAGGCCGCACCGTGGAGGGGCAAGCCATCGATTCATGGCCAAGCAGCGACTTTGCCACCGACCTAGAGAGGCGCCCGAAGTGCTGGGTGAAGGTGAAATCATCGGAGCCGGGAAAGTGCCAGCGCATCCACAAGGGGGTGTGCTACATGGCCAACTGGGCCGCCTGCGCGGAGTACTATTGAAGGGTCGGCCCATGTCCTGAGGTCGGCGCGCTCGCCATCAAGCGGCCTTCGTCGCTCCGTCGCGTCCCGCTGCTTCAAGCCTCCGGGCAGCGGCCTCGCAGTAGCGCTCCTCAAGATCCACGCCCACTACGCGCTAGGCCGAGCTGCTGCGCGTTCACCAGCAACACCACGGTACCGGCAAGTGGGTTCAGCACCACGTCTCGGCAGTCAGCGTGGAACAGCTTCGTGGTGGCGTTCTCGTAGTAGGGCTTCATGTGCAGGGGCGCGTTGCGCTTCGGGCGGGACTGCGACTTTGAGCGCACTGCACATGCCAGGCCGTGACGCCCGCCCTGCCCCTGACAACAGGGACCGATTCTCGTACAGCTGCCCCTCCATCCAGCACTGCTGGGAACACCTGATTTTCACACATTTGGCATTGCGGAACGAGGGGTGTCGGACAAAGTCAGACAAAAAGATCACTCGGTATTGAGCCTACATATGAAAGCTCACCACTACCGCAGCCCCGAAGTGATTCTCCGATTGAAGATTTGGCGCGAAGCCCTCTGCCTCGTCCGTGAAATTCTGCTGATTATCGTCCAAACGGTCATTCCTCTGATGGTCACAGAGCCAGCACAAGACCCCGCCTGCCAAAACATGCGACAGGCGGGGTACCAGCAGCTACAAACCGAACGTCCACCGAGCGCCGACGCCTGCCATCCGCTCACGGGCGGTTGCCTCGGCGAACCCGAATAGCCCCAGGTTGGACCGGAGCCGGGCGCCCGCCTCCACGCGGGCGTACGCGCCCGTGAGGGACGAGACGCCGGCATGTGCCTCCAGATAGCCCGTCCTCACTGGCACATTAGCGAGGACCCGAGAGAGCCCCGCGGCGGCTACGAGCCGCGGGGCGTCTGAGGGACTGCCGCCGCCGCTGGAGCCAGCGCGGCCGCACTGCCGATGGCGCCCATGCTGAGCGCGGTGTTGATGGCCTGGTTGGCAAGGGCTCCAGCACCCTGCGCCGCAAGCTTCTCGGCGGTCAGCTCCGCGCCGTGCATGGCCGTCCAGGTCGCCTTTGCCTGGGCCTCCTCGGGGCTGGTGGGCACGTAGCCCTTCGCCGCGAGATGCTCGCGGAAGACGCGGAGGGCCTCGGCCACCTTGTCGTCCACCTTGTTCTCCGTGCGGAGGGCCAGGTCGTTGATGGTGTAGTAGGCGATGTTGATGGCGTTGCCGATGCTGCGCAGGCGCTCCTCCGCCTTGTCCTTCCAGATGATGCGCGCCAGCGCGATTCCGCCACCGACGATGAGGCCGCCAACCAGCACCAGCACGTCGGGGCTGGTGAGGATGCTGAGGAGGATTCCGCCGGCGATACTGCTGGCAGGGCTTCCGGTGTCGGCGAGAGCCACGGGCGCGGAGAGGACGGCCGCCACGAGGGCGGTGAAGGTGAACAGTTTCTTCATGTGGTTGTGCTCCTGAGGGGGACTGCGAGTGGACTACGAGCGAAACGGGAGGCGTCGGAAGCCGAGCAAGTCCCTCCGGTAGCGGAAGCTGGCGTGGGCCTGGACGCGCGCGCCCTGCGAGTAGGCGTCAGCCAGCGTGAGCGTCTTCCGCCCGCCACCGGAGGCACCGACGACGACACCGCCGCCAACGTGCACCATGACGTGGTCGGGGTCTCCGTCCTTGCCGTACAGCACCAAGTCACCCGGGAGGAGCTCCGACTCCTGCACTGGGGCGCACTTCGCCCAGAGGGTGTCGGTGTTGTGGGTGCGGCGCCAGTCGACGTCGCCCACCTCGCGGTAGGCCCAGGTGACGAGTCCCGAGCAATCGAAGACACGAGGCCCAGCGAGCCCGTCGCGCTCTCCCTTCCCGGCCCACCGGTAGGGCGCGTGCATCTGCGACAGGACGGTGACGAGGAATGCGTTGCGGATGGACACGACGTTCTCCGGGGACTGCGGGGAACTTCACTGGCGGCGACGGGGCGGAATGGCGGGCTCCTCGACGTGGACGGCGGGCGGAGCGACCTGGACGAACCAGCGTCCCAGCTCACGAAGCCCGGCCAGTCCCAGCATCGCGACGAGAGCCCCCACCACCCAGAGGGCACCGGCGATGCGCGAGGCGCGGTGCTCGCTGCTCGTCACGCGCGCCGCCAGGTCTGCGATGGACTTCACCGGCGTGTCTTGCTCTCCGAGCCGTTCTTCCAACTCGTCCATGCGCTCGACGAGCTTGGGGACCGTCTCGACAACGGACTTCTGCTCGGTGACGCGCCGGTCCACGTTGTCCACGCGCTCGTCCACCCGGCGCACGTGCTCTTCAATCCGCCGTACCTGCTCCGCCGTCGCCATGCGCTCGGCCAAGGCACGCAGCTCCTCACGCATGGACTCGATGAGGAGGTGCGTGTCGATGGCGTATTTCTCGGACGTGCGCTTCGCGTCATCGGCGCGCGCGGTGACGGCCTCCAGCTTCTCACCGAGCCGGGCGAAGTCCTCTCGGAGGCTGGGGCGGGGGGAGGTGGCGGGGGACATTTCCCGGCATCGTCCGGGCGAACGAGGACAACGTCCGTTGCACGGCATGCCTTGTGCTCTCCCCTCCCTTGCATGGACACGCAGCAGAGGGGGACGCTCACGCAGCGTCTGGTTGAGGCAGAGGCGGGCTACCTGGATGCCGTCTCAGGGATGGACGGAAGTCCGGAGACGGAGACGCTGCTCTCGTGGGCCCGGGACGGCTACTGCGTGGTGGAGTTGGAGGCCATCGCCGTCTTGGGCGCGCGCGAAGCGCTGGAGTTGGTCGAGTTGCTGCACGCGGGGGCAAGCCTTGGCGATGAGGTGCCGGCTGTGGCGGCGTGATGGGTCCGGAGCATCAGCGGAACGCCGACGAGTCGTTCCACTCTTCCACCGGAATGAACCGCAACCCCTCCGGTGGAGGCGACATCGATAGGACCTGCTCCACCACCGAACGATGGAAGAGGTGGACAACCGCTTCATCGAGGCGGAAGGCCAGTCGCTCTTCCAGTGGGATGTCGCCGAGAACGGACTCGTCGAGCACCAGGCGGTCCAGTCCCATCAGCGCGGCGCCGCTCGGAGACCGCTCGTAGACCGAGCGCTCCGGGTCCATACAGGCGATTCGCCGCCACATGTGGACCAACCAATAGCGGAGCACCGAGTCGCGCACGTGAACGTCCGCCGGCACGAACTGGACACCTTCGAGCTTCGCAGACTCCAGGACTGTCTTCAGTCGCGGCGAAACGACGGGGGCCGGCAGACTGTGGTGGTCGACCATGAGCGGCTTGGACGGCTCGGGCTCACCAATGCGGAGTTGCACGGGCACATCTTCTGCGACCTTGCCGCCCTTGCGGAACGCTGCCGCAGACTGCGCCCACGCAAGCAGCGGGTGCTCTTGAGAGCGCGCTCGCTTCAGAACGAAGTACTCGCGCTGCACGGCTAGGCCCCCACCTGAAGCGCACGACGGGCGAGAGGCTTCCTTGTCGTCCCGTGTCGCGAGCCGTGGCGCCGCCCACGTGGACATGGCAGCGCCGGCTTCCCTTGAAGGCTCGTCACCCCAGAGCAGCCGTTCCCCCCAGACTGGTAGTCGAGGCCGTCTGTGGTGATGGTCCACCGTCCGGTCGCCACCTTGCGCAGGATGGTGCCACTGAGCCCATCAAGGTCGCCGCCCAGCCCAGAAGGACTTCCACAGTAGCGCCCGCGACGCGCCGACTCGGCGTAGCCCTCCAGTAGTTCCATCACGGCCTCGGGATACGAGAGGTCCATGTCGTAGGCCCAGCCACCGAAGTGCGGGCCGCGGTGAACTGGGACATGGAGTTCGCACGCCACCGAGGGCACTGACGGCAGGAACACGCCGTTCCTCGGCCCATTGATGTCGTACCCGAAGTACCAGCAGATGCAGGCCCAGTCCTCATCACCGCTCATCGACTCCGAGCAGATGAGGTGGTGGGCCGCAATCGAGTAGGAGCCCGTGAACCACGGGTGCGATTCAGGCTCCGCTCCGTTGAGGATGTTCCTGCTCAGCGTCCCGGAGTTGCCTTCGTTCGACCCGGGCGCCTCCGCCAGGGCGTGCGCTGACTTGCCGCAAAACGCGCACGGCTGCCACTTCGCGGGCTCAGGCCACCCCTTCGAGGTTCTGACGGGAAGCGTCCGCTCCCACGTACCGACAGGCATTGCTTCATCACACCCTCATCCAAGACAGATTTGAACCCCCTGAAAGAGCATCAAGTCTAGACAATCCCCGCAAGGTAGGGCTGTCCGGGAGTCAGCGCTCCAACCCGGCAGCGCCTCTCACAACATGCCCCCGAGGGCAGCGTCCTTGCCGATGACGAGGAGGTAGTCCCGGAACGCCTCCCACGTGTTGGGGGCAACGAGGCCGCGCGCGACGGCGTTGGCCTGCCACTCGCGCAGCAGCCCGTCAGCGCGCCACAGCAGCCAGGGCCGGCCCACCGCGGTGCGCGCCTCATGCTGGAGGCGCTCCAGTTCTCCCGCCGTCTCCAGGAAGGTGGCCGTCGGGTGCGCCACCAGCCAGTCGTACGCGAGGGACTTGGCCGGGTAGCGCTCCTCCTGCGCCGCCAGCTCGAGCGCGCTGTATTTGCCCCAATCGTCGGTGAGCCCGGCCACGCCACTGGCGGACAGCGCCTGCAGCTCGCCCTCCAGTTCGGCGCGGCGCACGTGAAGTCCCTGGCCGACAGCCGCGAAGTGCCGCGCGGACGCGCCCGCGGCGTCGAGCTCTCCGCGTACGCGGGCCAGCATGCACGACACGTCGCGCTTGCGGGACTCGACGGCGTTGCGGAGGTACACCTCATCGGACGTCAGTGACATGGGCTACTCCTGTCCGGCGCGCGTGGCCGGCTACTCGCGAGGCTTGGCGTTGTGCGACAGCAAGCCCTGCACGTTGTAGGTGCGGGCCCCGTGGACGGTGAGGCGCACGACGTCGCCCTCCCCCACCGCCTCGACGCCCACCACGCGGCCAGGCCGGGAGCCGAGCAGCGTGTCCCCCGGGCGCAGCGAGGAGAGCGCCGTCCACCCCGTGCCCTCGACGAAGAGCGGGTGGAGGCTGGAGGCCACGACAGAGCGTCCGTCCTCCAGCACGAGCCGGTGCCGGTGCGCGCGGGCCCGTTGCACGGCAGCCACCTGGTACGCGTCCAGCTTCAACGACGTCTCGTGCTGCGTGAGGACGCGCATGCCGGGCCGCACCAGCTCCGCTGGCAGCTCGCTCCCGTCAGCCATGAGGATGGGCTCCCACGGCGCAGGACAGTAGCCACTCCCGTCGCTGCCACCGCCACCGCCCCCACCGTCAACGCCACCACCCACCGGCGAGTTGTACTGGGTGGAGAAGGGCGCGTTGCGGCCGGCAGCGGGGATGAACCACTTCTGCGCTGAAGGCCCGTACGCGTTGACGACGGAGAGCAGGAGGTACCACATGGTGAAACTGGTGTTGTAGAGCCCCGCCATTGACCCCGGAAACATGTAGCTGAAGGACGCACGCCCCTCATTGCTCACCGAGGACTCGGTGGCGTCCTGGTACACCCGGTCCGTCAGCGCGACGTGGAGAATCTGGTGGCGGTAGCCGGCGCCGTGCAGCTGGCGCACCCAGAGTTCGACGCGCGCATACCGCATGGCGTCGAAGTTGTCGTCCAGCGCCTGCGGCATGAGGTAGAGCTGCCACGTCGTCCACGACATGGTGGCCGTGGTGATGTTGTCCGCGCACTCCACCCTCACCCGGTCGATGTTGGGCGCGCCTCCCCTAGCGGCCCCCTGGTTGTTTCCCCGGTAGAAACACCTGTTTCCGGGACCAGGCCCGTCGAGGCTTACGAGTCCCTTGTAGAAGAGCGACTCCAGCGGGTAGCGCCCCACCATGACGTTGCCAGAGGCCACCTTCAGCGCGGTCCCAACGTTGTCCAGCTTCGCGCCCGCGACGGGGACGCCGCTGCCGTCCTCCGCGTAGTTGGACGTCTGCATGGTGTTGGCGGACAACAGGTCGAACGTCACCTGCCGCCGCAGGCTGATGGCATCGAGGTACACCGCCTTGCCGATGTCCGCGGCGTTGACGTTGAGCTCCCAGTGGAGGAACACGCCCGTGCAGCCCGGTGGGCATTTCCCCTTCACCTTCACGCACTGGTACGTGGTGGAGATGTTGGCCACCTCCACGCCGGTGTATTGCCCCGTGTAGTTGCCCGAGGCGTCCGCCCACAGCAGCAAGAGTCCGCCGCCGAAGTTGCCGGAGAGCGGCACGGACGCCTTCACCCACACTTCCGCGAAGAACTCGTCCCCCGCGGTGCATGGGACTCGCTTCGTCGCCGTAAGGGTGCGGTACCCAATCGCGTTGAGAGGCACGCGCCTGCACCACCGTCCCTCGCGCGAGTTGGCCGGATCCTCCACGAGATAATCCCCCTCGGGAGAGAGCCCGACGGCGCCTGCGCCGGCCTCTGAGTACCCGTTGGGCACCAGGTTGTCCGAGGGCGGCAGGAGCAGGTGCTGCGTGGCGATGGCGCCCGGCGCCACCTTGCCGGCCGTCACCGCCCCGGGACTCAGCAGCGCGGTGCTGACGCTGCCGGCGGGCACGTTGGACAACGTCTGCGTCGCCACAGTGAGGGTGTCCGGGTCCGCCACTACAGCGCCGCCCAGCACCCTCCAGCTTCCCTGGTTGCCGTTGGCGTAGAGGGCCTGTACGGCGCACTTCGCGGTGGTGGAGGACGTCACCCGCAGCGTCACCACCACGCGGCGCTCCGTGGGCCCCACTCGCTTGGGCTCCACGAGGTAGTTGTCCGTGTTGTTCGGGTCGTCCCCCGCAAAAACTACCACCTGGAAGCCTTCCAGCAGGTGCGCGGGTAGCGTCTCCTCGTGCGTCCAGCGGATGTCGAGGTACTTCGGCTTGATGATGCGCGGGCGCGGCTGTCCCGGCTCTCCGTCCTCGACGATGCCGCCCTGCATTTCCTGCTCGCGTGAGCGCATGAGGGACTCGCTAGGCCGGCGGCGTGGAGGACACCGTCATGGTGATGGAGGCCGGCACCGTGGGCGCTGCCACCACGGTGAGGCTGACGGCGTTGGAGGAGTAGTTGCCGGTGGTGTCGATGGCCTTGAGCCACACCACCTGGTTGACGCCTGGCGCCGGCAGGGCCCACTCATGCGACGTCGCGCGCACCTTGGTGATGAAGGACGCCGTCTCCCAGCTCGAGCCAGCGTGGCGCAACTCGTACATGTCGCGGTCCAGGTCCGGGATTTCCGCCCACTTCAACGTGACGGTGTTGCCGTTGAGCACGTGCTGGAAGCCGGCCGCGTCGGAGGGAGGGGCCGCCTTGCCCAGCACCGTGTACGCGGCCTCGCTGAAGGCGGTGGTGAAGCCGCCCAGCTCGGCCGCCACCTGCACGCGGTACGGCCCCGGCGCCACGTCCGAGAGTTCCCAGAAGTGCGTCTGCAGGCGCTCCTCGGAGCTCCAGTTGCCCTCGGAGAGCCGCCAGCGAACCACGTACGCGACGGCGCCGGGCCGCTGCGTCCACCGGGCGTTGAGGGACACCTTCAAGCCGCCGTTGGTCGTCTTGTAGAGACCCTCCCCCACCACCAGCCCCTCGGGCGGGGACGAGGAGGGCAGCACGGAGGTGGGCAGGGACTGGAGCTGCACGCCGTTCTCCACCGCGGCGTACTTGCCCGGGTGGTGCGCCAGCGCCGTCACCTCGTACACGTGCGGCTCCACCTCGGCGACGGACAGCACGCGCCAGAGGGTGGGCACCAGGTCATTGGCCGCCAGCACCCAGACGGCCTGGGGCGCGGGTGCGGCGGAGAAAGGCGCGGCCAGGGTGAGGGCCCGGTACGGCGCCGCCGGCAGGGCCGCCACCGGCCGCTCCTCCACCGTGCCGTTGGGCAGCACCGCAGAGAGGGTGTACGTGTGCCCAGCCTCGAGGGCGACGTCCGCGTCCAGTTCCACGAGGGACGCGGTGGCCTCCACGACGCGCCCACCCCAGCGCCGGCCCGCGCGCGTCGGGTCCACCACCTTCACCATCGCCCCGGGGTTGCGCAGCGCGCCCTCCAGGCCGGTGCGGAAGACGACGGTCTCCGTCTCCAGCCTCTCGGTGTGCAGCAACCACCGGCCCACCCGCTGCGCCTGGCCGCGCGAGGTGCACCCCAGCGCCACCACGTCCGTGGGGTTGTAGCCGTAGTCACGCATCCCCTCTTCGTCTGGGACGTGCTCCACCGCGGCCTTGTACTGGTTCGTCGGGTCGTTCCAGGTGACGAGGGCGACGGTGTGCCGCGCCCGCCACGAGCTGCCTGAGTACGTGAAGAGGCCATCCACCACGTTGGCCGGGGTGAAGAGGTACTCGGCATCCCGGGGCGCGTCCTGGGCGACGTACACCGCGCCGCTGGCCCAGTAGACGAGGCCGCGAAACACCGAGGCGAGGTTGCCCACCACCTGGTACGCCTCCGCCTGCGTCTGCAGGTAGAGATTGCAAGCGAAGCGCGGCTCCATGCCCCCCTTGCCGTCCGGCACCAGCTCGTCGCAGTAGCGGGCTACGGTGTACAGGCCCCACTTGTCCACGTGGGCCTCGTTCATGTACCGGCCCAGCCCGTACCGCTTCGTCGTCAGCACGTCGTACAGGCACCACGCCGGGTTGTCCGTCCACGCCACCTGGAAGGTGCCGTCCCACGTGCCCGAGTACTCGCGCGTAGCGGGGTTGTAGTTGGAGGGGATGCGCACCTTCAGCCCGCGAATCCGGTAGCTGCGCGTGGGCACACTGCCGAACTGCCGGGCCGACACCTCGAGGGCGATGAGCGCCGTATTGGGGAAGCTGAGCTTCTCGTCCAGCAGCGTCGCGTACGACTTCCACAGCGTGCGGTTCTGCAGCGCGATGGTGTCGGAGTTCGCCATGGTGCGCCGCACGCGGATGTCCCACGGCGCGCTGCCGGTGAGCTCCACGCGGTACGTCCGCTCGTAGGGGCTGGTGCACTTCCCGCGGATGACCTGGGCGCCCTGCAGGTCCTGCTCCACCCAGCCGCCACCGTTGCTCTGCACGTCAATGGCGATGACGACGGTGGACGGCTGCAAATCACCCGTCTCCGGGTGCTGGTACGTCAGCTGCGGCACCTGCAAGGTGACTCGCACCGCGTCCACCTCCGGGTCGCTGACGGTGCGTATGGCGGGCAGGTGCTGCTTCACCTCGACATTGACGACATGCTCCACCTCCGCTGCGGTCCAGCCAGGGATGTACTCCTGCCCCTGCGTGCCGGGCACGTCGTACGCGGTGACATCTCGGAAGTTGGGCGAGTCGTTGGCGTTGTGCACCGGGACGCCGTCCAGGTAGACGCCCTTCAGCCCGCCGACGAGCCCTTCGATTTCCCCCTCACACAGCACGTCCAGCACCCGCGCGTGGGCAGCGGACTTCAGCGTGTCCGGGGACTCCACGGGCGAGCGCTGAGCGTCACCCCCGCCCTTCCCTCCGCTTCCGCCGCCCGCGCCACGCAGCGCGCCACGCTCACGCCTCGGTGTCATGGGGCTCCTCCGGGTCCTCTTTCTTGAGGTTGTGCGAGAGGAAGCCCACCGTCTGGTACGTGTGCGCGCCCGCCACGGTGATGCGCACCACCGGGCCATGCCCAGCCGCATCTACCTGGCGCACCACGCCGGGGCGCTCGCCGACGAGGCGCATGCCAGCGTCGAGGTGGCGTAGCTCCACCCAGTCAGCGTCCGTGCGCACGCGGTGGTTGTACGTGGCGACAAGCTCGCGGCCGTCCTCCAGCACCAGATGCAAGCACTCCGCCTCCAGGGTGGAGACGTGGGAGATGGGGTAGTCCCCCCACTCCAGCGTCACCTCGTCCTGGGTGCGCACCCACGCGCCCGCGCGGACCTCACCCGCGGGCACCTCGCGCCCATCCGAGAGGAGGATGGGCACCCACGGCGCCGGACACCCTCCGCCTCCGGGCGGCTGGCCATCTGGGCCATGCTGTCCACTGCCCGTGGAGCCACCGAAGCCACCGCCCGCGCTCCACTCGGTGGAGATGCCGGCGGACACCACGCAGCTTCCCACCAACATCTCCCCGTAGCAGACAGGTACCGGGTGGCCCTGGGCGAGCGTGTTGACGGGGCCATTGAAGACGTACGAGGGCTGGGTGTCCGGCTTCTCGGCCGGACCCGTCGCCGAGGGCGGCTTGAAGAGCAGCTGCGCGGCGCCGCCCACCATGAGGCTGCTGCCCAGGGCGATGAGCTGCCCTCCGACCACGCCGTAGTCGTAGACGGAGAGCACCGCGCCGCCAGCAATGAGCACCGCCCCCAGCACCACCTGGAGGACACCCGCCTGCTTCGCGCCCGCCAGCGCCGGGAGAATGGTGATGCGCGTCTCGCCCGTGACGACGCCCAGCTCCTCGGCGCCGACATCTCGCTCTCCGACAAGGACGTGGTAGCCGGGCGCGCTGTGCTCCGCGAGGTAGCCGCCGAAGCCCTCGCACACCGCGCAGAGGGCGCGCACCGCCTCCGCGGGCGAGGACACGCCCAGATCCAGCTTCCACTCCCGCCCGAAGCGAGCTCCCAGGGGCCCGCCGAGCACCACCGTCGTCAGCATAGGCTGTGATGCCGCACAACCTTCCGAGTCACCCGTGCCCAGAAGCCGCTGTACGTCTCCCTCTTGGAGAGCGAAGCCTGGAGGTGGTGGAGGACGACGTCCGCGCCCAGGTACACCCCCGCGTGGTTGGGCACCTTCGCGCGCAACTGCATGAGGAGGACGTCGTGCTCGCGCAGCACCTGGCCGGTGACGTCCACGAAGCCGGCGCGCTCGTAGCCCTCCAGGTAGAGGTTCTCGCCCTTCAGCCACCAGTCGTCGGGGCGCTCGAAGTCCGGCAGCTCCAGCCCCAGCGTCTCGCGGTAGTAGTCGCGGATGAGGCTGAAGCAATCGAGGACGCCGTGGGAGAACTCCCGGCCCACCAGGGGCGGCCGGTAGCCGCTGGGGTGCAGCACCTGCCAGTGCCCCACCGGCACGTTGACGATGAGCCAGGGCAGGCCCCAGCGCTCGCACATAACGCGGTCCGCCTCGCTCGGCGCCGGGGAGGCGTTGGGGTGGGAGTGCACCACCGCCACCACTTCACCCTCCGACTCGGCGCGCGCGAAGTCCTCCGGCGCTAGGTGGAAGTGGGCTTGGCCCGCAGCGAGGTTCCGGCAGGGCCGGTACACCAGCTCTCCCGCGACGCACACCACCAAGCCGCACGACTCGCGGGGGAACTCCGTGCGGGCATGCTCCAAGGCGGCGGCAACCAGGGACGGGGAAAACACTGGTGAGCTAGCCGACAACATGGATGAACTCCACAGGACACCTGGGCAATTCCCTCAGGCTCAACAACAAAACCCAAGAAACAAACACAAACACACAACACCATTCACGCACTAACCGACACCCCAAAAAGCCAGGACAACAACACGCGCCCTCATTTAATTTCACACGCACCCTACACCCCAGCCACCAGCCCACAAACCAAGGAGACACCATGAACCTCGCATTCACAGCACCTATCGCCATCGCCCTGGCACTACTCTCATCACCAGCACTTGGCTTCGAAATCAGAAGCAAATTCAACAACAAATGCCTTGAAATCTCTGACTCCAGAAACAACAACGGAACACGAACCGGCATGTGGGACTGCCACGGTGGAGCCAACCAGAATTGGTACTGGGATGGCGAAAAGATTCGCAGCGCGATGAACCACAAATGTCTCGAGCTTCTCTCCAGCATCAACAGCGACGGCGCTCTGCTCGGCGTGTGGGACTGCCATGGCGGAGCCAATCAACGTTGGTACTGGAATGGCAGCCAGCTCCGCACCAGGTTCAACAATAAATGCATCGATCTCTACAACTACAACAACAACAACGGCGCGATCACAGTCACGTGGGAGTGCTGGGGGGGCAGCATTCAGCAATGGTATTTCCGCTAGAACTGCCGCAATAGGAAACACGAAGCACTACAATCGAGCAACGAGCGTGGGGAGCAGTTCATCTCAAAAGTCCAACCCCCGGAAAGCCACCGTAGGGCAAAACTGCGGTGGCCCCGAACCGCGCCTTGCAACTCGAGAGGCGCTTCCCACACCTGTCCTGGGCCGGGTCCGACGTCGGCGAGTCGTCGGCCTTCGCGACGGACGGGCCCGCGTAGCCACACCCCTCGCCTCGATACTGCCAGCCGCACATCTGGGTGATGACGCGCAGGGGGATGCGCACGCCCTCCAAATCGCACCGGGCCGCGAGCGTGAACTCGATGAGGTGCTTGTTCTCCGTCGTCTTCGCGTCCACGACGAACTCGTCGTCCGGGAACCCCTCCGCCGGGCTCGCGGTGGGGTTGACGCCGCCGGGGAAGTTCACCGCATCCAGGTAGCGGACGAAGGTGCGCTTGCGGATGACCCGCGCGCCCAGCAGGTCGTTGCAGTCCCGCGCGAGGGCGCCCAGCGTGCCCTGGAGGTTGGCCATGGTGAGGGTGGGCCGGGGAAGGCGCCCCGTGCCCGACTTCTCGAAGCCGCGGGCCTGCACGGGCCAGGGCCGGTACGAGGCGCCCTGCCACACCACGGGCCCTCCCAGGCCGTTGGTGCCCGCGTGGAAGTGGCTGATGCCCCCTCCAGGGATGGATGACGCGTCCAGGATGAAGAGCTCCACCAGGGCGCCTGGCTCCAGCTTTTGGATGTCCTCTGCGATGCTCACCCTGCCACCTCCTGGAACTCGGCGCTGATGTCGTGGGAGTTGAACCCCTTCACCGTGGACGACCAACTCTCGCAGACGACGCGCGCCACGCGCTCGCCCTTGCCGGTGAAGGTGAGCGCCGCGCCAGGCGCTGGGGCAGCGGTGAAAGCGACGAGTCCGGAGCTGGAGAGCACGTAGTCCGCTCCGACGGACAGGAGGACCCCGTCCCGGTACACCTGCGGCGGTGACGTCCATCCTGTCGCCGGCACCCGCTCGCCGGGCACCTCGGGCGCCACGGGCCGCTCGAGGAGGTACTGCGTGCGCGCGCCGTCTCCGGTGCCCAGCGGGAAGACAGTGACGTCCCAGGCACTGGACGGCACGACGAACTCGAAGGACTCCACGCCCCTGCGAACCTGGAGAAAGGCCTCGATGGCGTCGGCCTCCATCTTCCGGCGGGCGTTGAACTGGAGGGTCCAGCGCGGGAGCACGGGACGCATGCCGTCCTCCGCGCGCTGGGCGTAGCCGTCACCGAACTGGGCCTTCAGGACGCGCGGCTGGGTCTGCTGCTGGGCGCCGTAGTCCGGCGTGAAGGGAAAGCGCTCCATGCCCCGCAGAATGGGCGTGGATGCGGACGCCGTCCTAAGGGGGGCCTACGTTGGGTATGCCGTCACCTGACAGAGGGCCCACATGTAGGCAACCGAGTCACCTGCAGAGCCTGCATCACCTGCCAAATTTTGGCACTCCTGCATCACCTGCCTACTGGCATTGCTCCTGCGCCACCTGCCGATCAATACTACTCCTGCACCACCTGCCGACCTGAGGCAGTCCTGCTTCACGCCTGCGCAGCGAACGTGCGGAGACACCGGACATGGCGAATGGACTAGAGAAAATTCTGGACCGGCACGCAGAGGTCATCGAGACCGGCTTCAAGCAACCGAAGGGACAACCCTTCCGCTCGTACGCAATCTCTAACCTGCGGGGCGGCGTGGGGAAGTCGTCCATCGCATTCAACCTCGCGTACGAGATTTCCCGGAAGCACTCTCTTCTTGTTGCGGACGTTTGTCCTCAATGCAACGTCACCGAGATGCTCTTCGGTGACTACCGCCCCAAGGTGAACATCAACAACGCACTGCAACCGATGATTCTTGGCCCGGCATTTGGCGATCAACCGGAAGACATCAGCTACAAAGTCAGCCAGCACTGTGATGACTTCAAGGGCGGCAAGGGGGCCTATGCTATCGCTGGTCACTCTGAATTGTTTGCCTTTCCTTCAATGCTCTACCAGCAGCTCAATATCGCGCATGCATCCCAACAGAAGTCGGCCGTTCGGAACCTGCTTGGTGGGCTAAAAAAGATCCTGGATCGAGAAGCACAAGACAAGAAGTGCGAGAAGATTATCATCGACACCAGCCCGTTCTACGCTGGTGGCACCCACCTCGCCTGGTGCGCAGTTGAAGCGCTGATTGTGCCAGTGCGCGTCGATGAGCACTCGATTGAATCTCTGCATCTTACGTTCAAACAACTCAGCGACCCTACACGCGACTTCTACACCTGGAACGAGCGAGCAGGCGGGCGTCCGACCCCCAAGATTGCAGCCATTGTGATGACCATGGTCGGGTCCAAGAGTCAGAAGAAAGCCACTCCTGATCAGGCATCGCGCATGTACATCGAACGGGCTCTCGCTCTTGCGGAGGAGTTCGCGAAGCTCTTTCACCATGACGAACCGAGTGACGCGTTCGTATTGACGGACGACTTCCACTCCGCAGGTCGCATCAGTGGGGCGAAGCGGATCCCTATTTCGGAATTGAAAGTGCAGAGCTTTCACAAAGTGGAAAACCGCCGGCTCCAGGTAAACGCCTCGGCACAGCGTTACCGTAATCAACTGCGTTACCTCGCCAGCATGATCTAGTCAGGAATGCGCCTGACTGGAGGGCAGCGGAATGCTGGCGCGGGCCATCGGCTCCGCCAGCTCCCCGACCCGGCCCATTCCTCCCGAGGGCGTAGCGGCCATCAATCCGGACGGTAGAGCCAGCGGGGCATTCAGCCACTCCGGACGCGCCACCCCGCCGAATCACACGTGCCATGACTCGACTCTACGAGGACCGGAGCCCGGAGCGCGGCAATGGCGTCCCGCGTCGTCCCCTCGTGCTCCGCGCGGGCCCGTGCGTACCGCATCCTTGCAGCCGGACTGCCGTCCCGCTCCGCCACCGCACGCTGCAGCTCCCTCTCCACTTCCCCGAGACGCTGAACGAGCGCCTCCCGCCGAGCCCTGTCGTCCATGGCCCGGCGGGTGAGCACGCGGCGTGCCGGACGGACGGGTTCTCAGGTCGTCCTGGGCACCAACACGTAGTGGCGGTGCGGCCACCACTATCCTGGACGAGCTACTGGTCCGGGAAGCACTTCGGGCGGACGCCCTTCGTCGGGCAAAAACACGTGCCGGTGATCGTGCTGTTCCAGCAACACGGAATCGTCTCCGCCTCCACACACCTCATGTTCGCCATCTCTGAACACGTGGCACCGGGGCCATAGGGGCACTCCCAAGGCACAGGGGGCGGACACGCGATGGAGGCACCATCGCACGTCACTCCCACTCCGTTCGTTGCGGTGCAGTTGACCGTCGTCGCCGGACAGCTCACCGACCCCGTTGCGCAGGTGGCGGTACACGTCGACAACGCCTCCGACGAAGAGAGCAGTGCCTCGCCCTCATCGACCACTTCAGCGACCGCTCCACCGCACCCGGCGATGAGCGCGACGGTGCAGGCCAACAGCCACAGCTTCAAGCTCTTCATGATGAGTCCCTTGTCGTGAAGGTGTGCGAGCGAAAGGACGACCGGGCCGAGAGCATTGTCCAGCAAGCAGCCGTCAGCGCCAATTCATGGCTCCGCGTCGGCCCCCGGACACCGTCCCCGCCCGGCCGCAGGCTTCCTCCCAGGCCCCGTACAGGCCCCACCACAAGCCGCCCACGACGCTCCCCCCAGTCGTGAGGCGCCGCCCCCTTCCCGGTGTGTACGGCTTCGGGGAAGGGGTGCCTTTCCTGGAGGAGCCATGCCCGACTGCAAGCCCACCACCGTCCAGCTCCAGCCTTTCCTCTTCGACGGAGACACCCCGGTCCGGGTCGTCCTCGGGGCTGACGGAGAGCCGTGGTTCGTCGCCAAGGACATCGCCGTGGCCCTGGAGTACCGCGAGGCATTCGCCCTGACGCGCATGCTGCCGGACGACGAGAAGGGTCCACGCCAGGTGTGGACCCCTGGCGGAGAGCAGGAAGTCACCACCATCAGCGAGCCGGGGCTGTACCGGGCCATCTTCGCCGCCAAGCCGCAGGACGACGAGAAGGCGAAGAAGGTGGAGAGGTTCCGTCGGTGGGTGACGCACGAGGTGCTCCCCTCCCTTCGCAAGACTGGGAGCTACTCGCTGGTCCAGCCCCAGGTACCGGCGGACGTGGCGACACTTCTCGCCCAGCCGAAGTCCGCCCTCCTCCAGCTCGCGGCGGACCTGTCCAAGGAGAACGAGCGCCAGGCCGCGCAGCTCGCCGCGCAGCAGCGCCAGCTCGAGGCCCAGGCGCCCGCGGTGAAGCTCGCCGACGACTTCCTCTCCACCGCTCGGCTGATGAGCCTCATGGACACGGCCCGGCACCTGCGGCTGCCCATCCGCGACTTCTTCCGGTGGCTGGAGCGCGACGGTGTGTGCTTCAAGAAGGACGAGGACAGTCCGTGGGTGCCCTTCGCGTCCTTCATCCGAGACGGCCTCCTTGTCTACCAGGTGCGCGTGCTGCGCCGGCAGAAGCCCGGCAGGGACGCGCCACACACCCGTCCCCAGACGCTGGTGACACCCGCTGGGGTGGCGTGGTTCGCGAAGAAGTACGGCCACCTCTCCATGCCGAAGCCGCGAGATCAGGTGCCGCTGCTGCCCGCGTACTCCGCCGACCCCATGCGCTGATGGAGGTTGGCCCGGAGATGGCTGGACCCGAGAGGAGGGCCACGCGTCCTCCGTCAATTCACGTCTGCGTCCGAAGGTGCCACTGGTCCAGCGGGCAACGGAGTGACGCTTGCCGACGGGCCCGTCATCCCGAAGGAGAATGCGGAGACGTCCTTCATGCGAATCCTCCAGTTCTGGCCGGCCTGCGATCCGACGGCTGCCCCAAAAGAGGAAAGAACCGTGCCTTCAACGATGTGCAGGTACTTCAACTCAAGACGCGGCCATTCCGCGTTGGCCTCGGCGTCGCTCAAGTCCTCACTGCCCTTACCGAATGGGATTCGCTCAATCTTCTTCGCAAGGACTGTTTGCTCGTCGGCTTTGAGCAGCGGAACGGCGGCAGCGATCTGTTGGCCCGTGACGGTGAAGTAGTCCTGCGCAGAGCACGCCCTTCCGGTGATCACCAGCCCGTTGTCGAGTGCGACGGTCATCGTGACGCGTATGTGGGAGACCGCCAGCCATGCCGCGACGTGAAGAAGCGTCCTGTCTTCGAGCTGGGGCTGGGGCTGGGAAACAGGGGGCGGCTGGCTCCCAAAGAGACGGTTGAGAAACTGCATCATGATTTCCTCCAGTGAGCCGCCACCCCAGGTTATGGAGTGCCTCACAGGTGCGACCCGGAGCGGATGGCCGGTGTTCGGATGACTGCGGCAGGCGTATGTACTCGTGGCAGACATCCGCGTCCATGTCCGGCCATTCGGCTGGCTGTCCGCGCCCGTGGACATTCACGACTTTCAGTCCCGCTTACCGCTGTTGCCTGATGCCGTTGTAGAGCATCCCACCTGGCTGGAGCTGCTCGCCCAGCACCTTGAGGACGACAGCGCCCAGGCCGCGCGCCAGCTTCTCGGACTCGGCCTTTCCTCCAGGAGACTGCACCTCCGACCTCACGGTGCCGTCCTGGTGGACGTGGATGTGGAGGGTGATGGGTGCCGCGCCTCCGCTCTCTCCCGCCGGAGGGAGGATGTCCGCCTTGCTGGGCACGTAGAGCTTCGGCGCCTGGGGAGACGCGGACCCCATGCTCAGCTTCCCTGCTCCGCCAGCACCTGCGGCCCCTCCCAGCATGGAGCCGAACATGCCGGACAGGTCCGCGCCGCCCACCGTGGCTCCGCCTGAGCTGCCCGCGGTGCTCGTCTTTGCCCCCAGCAGCGCCCCGGTGGCTGTGTCCACGAGCGCGACGAAGGCCTTGTGGGCCAGCAGGCGCGCCAGGTCCTTCAGCATTCCGTCCACCATGGAGCGGATGCTGAACTGCCCGGTGGTGGCGAAGCCGACGAAGGCATCCTCCATGTGCTGTGCGGCACTGGTGACGGCGTCCTGGGCGAGCGCGAAGCCCGTGGAGAACTGCTCCTGGAGCTTCGCGACTTCCTTTCGGTATGCCGCCGCGCTGATGCGCTGGTCGTCGAAGAGCTTCTGCACGGCCTCCATGCGCTTCTGCGCCTCGGCCAGCGGGTTGAGCTGCTTCTCGAGCTGCTCCAGCTCCTTCGCGAGCTGAGCCTCCGCGCGGCCCTCTGACGTCCACAGTGTGCGCGCTTTGGCGAGCTGGACGTTGTACTGCGCCAGCCCCATTCGGCCCGCGTCCACCTCCGCGCTGAGGAGCTTCTGGGCCTCGGCGTACTTCGAGCTGGCCGGGTCCCCGAGCTCGCGGTTCAGCTCCTGGAGCACCTGAACGCGCTTCTCCTCGGCCTTGGCGAGCTCCTTCGCGGCCTCTGCCTCACGCAGCTTCGCGATGGCGACGTCGGCCTGCTTCCGCTGCGCGGCGGTGAGAGCCTTGTACTCGTCGGTGAGGTTGAGCGCTTCGCCCTTCGACTTCCCGAGAGCCCGCGCTTCCTCCTCCAGCCGCTCCAGCCAGTGCGTCGCTTTCTTCGCTGCCTCGTCGCGAGCCTTGGCCCCATCGAGGATGGCGTTCGCGGACTTAGCCGCTTCGGCCGTGGCCGCGACGACCGGTGGAACCACCGTCACCTGGGAGGAGGCCCATTCCTCTTCGGCCTTCGTCAGCGCGTCCTGAGCTTCCGTCAACTTCACGATCTCCTGGCGCTTCGCGAGGATGTTCTTGTTGAAGGGCTCCGTCGCCTCCGCCAAGTCCTCCTTGAGTTGCTCTCGCCGGTACTCATTCCTCGGGTTGCCCAGCAACTCCTTCTGCTCGTACTCCTCCCGCTCCGCCGGATCAGTGATCGCGTTGTATTCCCTGCGCGTCCTCGTCCCCATCAGCCGTGCCGCCTGCCTAAAAACATCGTGCTGCTTGAGCGTCAACTGCTCCTGCAAGCGCAGGAGCTCGTCCTTTCGCTCCTGAATTTGCTCGATGAGGGCGGCCCCAAAGCCAGCCGTGAGTTCCTCCGGCGTGTCCATGTCGTCTGTGAGTCGGCGCTCCCACTCGCTTCCGAGAGCGAGGAGCTTCTCCCGGGCGCGCTGCGCCGTCTCCATCGCCTTGGTCTGGTCGGACAGGGCCTTCGTCTTCCCGAGCATGTCGATGACAACCTGGCTGCCTTGGCTCAAGCCCTCCGCCGAGTCCGCTGCGGCCTTGCGCGCCTTTTCGCTGGCCTCCTCCGCTGCGCGGCCAAACTCGTAGTAGGCCGCCGTAGCCATCCCCAGCGCCGTGATGGCAATGCCGATGGGACCACCGAGCGCACCCATCACGGCCGAGCCCGTCCGCGTGGCGAGCGTTGCCCCGTCAATTGCCAGCGCCTCCTTGATTTTCGCCTGGGTGAGTAGATTCGACTCGATGGCAGCCTTCCGGCTCGCGGACGCATAGGGTCCCTCGACAGCGGCGGCGGCCTGCATGACAGCCAGCTTCCTCTCGAGCTGCGCCTGCGCGGCCATGAGCGCCTCTGCGCGGCTCTCGCCGACGATGCGCTTGAAGTTGGCCTCCGCGAGCGTGGCATTCACCACGGCCTCTCGACTCTTGTGCGCCGCCGCGGCCTTGTCCAGCAGCGCCTTCGTCCAGTCCTGGGCCCAGGCTACGGCGCGCACGGCGCCGAGAACGGCAAGCGCCTCCCCCAGGTGCCGCGAAGCGGTCGTCACGCCATCAAAGTTCCGGAGCAGGCCGTCCATCACAGGACTGACGGCGTCCAGCAGGTTCTCACCCACCTCAGTTCGGAGAGCAGCGAAGCGGGCGCGGAGTTGGTCCACCTTCATCTGCGGGGTGTTGGCCATCTTGAGGAACGCCTCCTCTGTCTTCCCCGCAGAGGATTCCATGTGCTTGAGCGACGCCGCGAAGTCCGCAGCACCCGTTCCGGTCAGCGTCATGGCAGGGAGCAGCGCTTCCACACCGCCGACCAGCGTCGCCAGCAGCTCCGTGCTGCCGTGCGTCTTCTCGTGGAGGTGACTCAGGAAGCCCGCGAAGCCCCGCGCCTTGAGTCCTGCTGTGTTGAATTCGACGCCCAACTCCCGCGCGAGGTCCCGGGCTTCGTTGGAGGGCTTGGCGACCTGGGCGAGGATGCTGCGCATGCCCTCCATGGCGGTCTCTGTCTTGATGCCAGCCTTCGTGAGCGCCGCGTTTGCCGCGAGCAACTCCTGGAGGGAGACACCCGTCTGCGAGGCGATGGGGGCCAGCTTGCCGATGTGGCGTGCGATGGCCTCGATGGACGTCTTGCCATCCGCCGCGGAGAGGAACATGGCGTCCGCCGCCTCGGTGGCACTCCGAAGCTGGGTGCCGTAGCTGGCCATGATGGACGTCAGGCCGTCAGCTGCCACGCCCACCTGGGTGACACCTCCGATGGCGAGCTTGTTCGAGACAGCCAGGTACTCGGTCGCCTTCGCAGTATCGGCCGCGCCCGCGCTCATGATTTCGTAGAGGGCCTTGGCCTGCTCGGTCGGCATTCGCCCGAACTCGCCCCCCAGGCTCTTCGCGCTCTCGGCCAGGTCCCCCATCATCATGAGCTGGTCCCCGTCCAGAAGGGTGCTCACCTGGGCCATCGCCGTCGTGAATTCCAGTGCGTCCGACGCCACGCTCCTGAGTCCCGCACCGACGGCGACGAATCCCATGGCCTGTCCAGCGAGCCCACTCAGCCCCTTGGAGAGCTGTGCCACCGGCTTGTCCGCGTCCTCGGCCGCCTTGCGGATATTCCGGATGGACTCGGCCGCCTTCGTTTCCTCTTGGAACTTCGAGAGGTAGCCCGAGGCCTTGTTCAGCTCGTTCATGAACCGGTGGATGGTGCCGGTGTCACCGAAGGCAGCCGTGAGCCGTCCTGCTGCTCCGTCCAACGCCGTCAGTCGCGCATGGAACTTTTCCAGCTTCTCCGTGTCACCAACGATGGTCTGGAAATGCTTCGCCGCAGCGGACATCTGCTCGAAGTCCTTCGCCAGCGAGCGCATTTTCTCCAGCTCTCGCGTCGCGGCCCGCATCTCCTCGAATGAGCGGCTGGTCGCCTCGGCCTGCTTCACCATCCGCGCCAGTTCCTTCGCGAACTGCTCGCTTGCCGTCTCCGTCTTCTTGGTGGCCGTCTCCGTCTTCTCGGCCGCCCGCGTGAGGTCCGTCAGCGACTCGACGCCAGACTCCGCGCCGGAGGTGTCGATGCGAATCGACAACTCTGCCAGGTCCGTTCCCTCAGACATGGGCCCCTCCAGTCACCCTGTCAGAAGTGAACGGACTTCGGGCAGCATGAACGGCTGAGCAGTGGACCAATCTGCGCCGGGTATGCTGGCCTCCGCCCTCATGCGCCTCTTCCCCGGACTGCTGTCCCTTGCCCTGCTCCTTTCCGCCTGCGACCGCCGCACCGAGGAAGAGAAACGCTTGGAGGCCAAGCGGGTGGCATTCGTCAACGACGCGAACGAGCACGAGAGCGACCCAGACCTCCGCTTTGAGGCCGGCGGGCGCAACCACACGACATTCATTCGCATCGAACCTTTCGGCTCGGATAGCCCGACCGAAGTCCGCGCGGAGATGCTCAAAAGCATGGAACTCTACGAGGGCGGGAGAAACATCTACGAGGAAGAGGGATGGACGCATGTTGGGTTTCGCGACCGCGGCACCGGGATTGAACTCCTCAAGCCAGTGGCAGAACTCAGAACTCGCGAGGACGACCTGAAACTGAAGGCTCAGCAGAAGGCCGAGAAGCAGCGCCAGCAGTCCCTTCCAAGTCAGTAGCGACCGCTGCGTGTCCAAGAACACCTCCTCACTTCGGGTTCATCTCCTCGCGGAACACGTCGTCGAGCTGGCGCAGCAGCCCCACCTCCGCGGGTGAGGGCCGGTGCCCGGTGAGCCGGGCCCACGCCTCGATGTCCTGGAAGGTGATGGGCGCGAGCGAGTACATGCCTGCCCCGCGCGCGCCGCTCATCTCGCAGAACCACGCCCAAACGTGGGCCAGCGCGGCCGGCAGTTCGTACTCGCCGACCAGCGCCTCAGGCGCCTGCCCCGTGGCCTTGGCCACCTGCTCGAGGTGGGCGCGCAGCGACGCGCCCCCCTCCCCTTCGGGCCTGCTCAGGTGGAATTGGTGGCGGGCGAAGCCGAGGAGCTGCTCGCCGAGTCCTCGAAAAAACGGGCGCGGTCCGCGCACGCCTCGTCCACCTGGCGGCGAAGCCACGGGTAGGCGGTGTACAGGCGCCGGACGTTGTCCGGGGTGCAGTCCATCACCGTGCTGTGCTCCAGCACACCACTCCAGGAGACGGTGCGGCGCACCAGCAACTCCAGCGCCTCGGCCTCGGCCTCCTTCGCCGTCAGCGCGGCGCCGCGGTTGAGCTGGTAGCGCGCCATGGCCTGGTCCCGCAGCTCCCGCTCCACCTCGCGGACGAAGGAGGAGTCGGCGCTCGCCACTTCCACGCGGATGCCGAGGGGCTTGGCCGAGAGAGGGTGGCGGATGTCCACCGTGGCGGTGTCGCGGTGCTGGAGGGAGGAGAGGTCGAAACCGGTGAGGCCATTCATGGGGAGACTCCTGCAAGGACCGCGAGCGATGAGCGCGCACGTGCAGGCCGCGCCGGGGAAGGGCTACGGGTTGCTGCGCTGGTAGACGAGGGTGGCGCCCGACACAGAGTCGAGGAGCGCGGTGAAGGGCAGCGAGAGGACGACGGGGCCCTCCTTCGGATTGTCCAGGTCGCCCCCCGTGTACTTGATGCGGGGCAGGTACAGCCGGTGGAAGTCGACGCCGTTGTGGTCCCGCAGCAGCACCTCCAGCGAGGACTCCTCCTCGTTGATGAAGCGATTCAGGAGGGTGCCGTCCTGGAAGTACGCGTTGAGGCTGCCCGAGACGGTGAAGCCACCCTCGTGGACTTCGGTGGGAGACGCCTGGCCGACGACACCCTTGGTGCTGCGGCCGTTGCTGATGTCCAGCTCCACGCCGGTGACGTTGGCCACCACCACCCCGCCCTCCAGCAACGTGCCGGTGAAGGCATCGAAGGGACTGCCGGTGCCGGGCGGCGTAACGGTGGTGGCGTGGGAGGCCGTGGCCTGCACCATGTCCTTGCCCAGCAGCGTGACACTGCCGGTGACGATTTCCCCGGGCTGGATGGAGAGCTTCATCGCGTTGACGGCGCAGCCCCGGTACAGCATGTACTGGCCGATGTCCGTGAAGGCGCGCTCGACGCTGAACGTCTTCAGCTCCGTGCCGGACTTCAGCCGCCGGCCCACCAGCGCGACGGTGCGCCCCGCGGCGGCGGCGTCCCCGGCGAGCAACTTGTCCACGGTGAGTGCCAGGGCGGTGACGGCCACCACCTTCGCGCGTCCGTTGTTGGCCGCCGTGGTGAAGCCGGTGGCGGCCACCTCATCACCTGGGAGGAAGCCGTCGGCGAGGAAGCTGCCGGTGGTGCGGACGTAGGACTCGTCGTCCGCGTCCGCTTCCAGCGACACCGCGCCCGTCGTCACCGACTCCCAGGTGCCGGACAGCGCGGCCGCGAGCAGCTCGTCGAAGGTGAGGCGGGAGAGCTCGAAGGAGATATCCCCGGCCACGCTGCGCATGCCGTGGCGGAGGTCGGCCACCTGCCTGTCGGCCCGAATCTCGTTGGACTGGTACGTCTCCTTGCCGAGGTTGAGGGAGGTGCCCGTGAAGCGGAGCGCTTGGTACGTGGTGCTGGCGGGGACGCCGTAGTCGCCCTCCGCGACGAAGCGCACCGCGGTGCGCTGCCCTGAAGCCGAAGAAGCCATTCGAGTACCTCCTGCCGCGCGAGGCGGCTCAGTCGATTGAGTGCACCAACCACCAGACGGAGACGGGCACCGCCCACCACTCCTCGTCGCGGAAGCCCAGGGCCACGGAGGCGGACTGGACGCGGACGGTGGTGTCCCCGCGCACCAGCGAGGTGCCCCGTGTGAAGCCGCCACACAGCGCCTGGGCTGCGGTGAGGGACGCCCCCGCCCCCGCGCCCAGGGGGAAGAAGAGGAGCACCTGGAGGACGCCAGGGTGGCGCGTGTATGAGTCCACGCCCGCGCTGCCCGGCGAGGTGCGCGCCCACAGGTGGTCCACCCGGGCCCACGGAGTGCCCGCCGTCGGCGTGAAGGTGACGTTGGGGAAGGCGAGGTTGACCGGGCCCAGCAGCGGCCCCAGCACGTCCAGCACCCGCGCCTCCATCGCCTGGGTGATGTCCAGGAGGACGGTGCTCACGTGCCACCGCCCCCGCTGTCCCCACCCTGCTTCGCGTCCTCAAGCGCGCCCTCGAGGATTTCGCGCAGGCGGGCCACGGTGACGCGCACCATGCCGCGAGGGGCCTGGGCCGAGTGGCCGAACTCCAGCCGTCGGGCGTACGGCAGGTTGTTGGTGACGTACACCGTGTCGCCCAGCTTCGAGTCCTCGAGCTGGGACGCCG